GCAATATTGCAATGTTGCGCAATCGATTCATGGATCCATATCCTCTACATTGACGAGAGGCAACAGAAATAAAATCCTCAATCTCCTCTGGTAATAAGTATTGAATAATATACTTCTCACGCTTAGGAACAACTAATTCTTCATAATCTATAACATCGAATCCTCTCCTTGCGGCCATCTTTAATACCATACGAATGCAAGAGATAGCATTACGAACGGCATTCGATCTCCATCGAGATGAAACAAAGTTGTGCCAATCTCTAAAATCCGAAAAAGACAAACTTTCAATATCCACATCTCCAAAGAATGAAATCAAGGACTTACTGATATTTAAATAACTAGATTCAGTATTAATAGACTTACCAGCCCTTAATACATAATCGCAAATATAAAGCTTAAAGGCTTCAGATATTTTCATAAAGAATCACTTTCTACCCTCCAATTTATGTTATATAATGCAATTAGAAATTAATCTTAAAAAACAAAAAAGGTAATAAACATGGAATTAAACCTAAATCAACTAGAAAGTATAACTATAATAATAGCGCTAATAGCATTTCTAGTGGTTGTAATAATAGTAATGGCAGCATTCTGTACAATAGGAATCTATAACAAAATCACAAAAATAGAAAAAACCATAGAAGATTACCTAAAAACTAAAAATTAGGGTGGAAGAGTACGAGTCTGTTTGAATACTGTAGGTAATGATGCTTGATGAAGTCTAATATTAATAGGAATAGTAGGCGTCGAAGTAGGTACATCTCTATCAATCAATAGATCATAAATAGAATCAATATCCGAATTACGCTCAAATTGATAAATTGACATATTATATTTATCAGAAGAGAAGACTAAATTATCATCAAAGATATACGGATCCAACCCTAATTCAGATAATGATTCATAATGCTTTACAGGCTTATGTAGATTCTTAGAGGCCCAGTAGCGACGTTTATTGAATCGATTAATCATATCTTTCGTAATATACTTAGTAAGATACGCTGCGGCCTTAGTCTGATCGTCATCAAGCCTCTGAGCATTCGTAAAACCAGCAGTAAAACCTGTAAGGTTATAAACACGCTTACCATTCTGAAAAACATTAGTAGACTTTAATTCAGCATTATAATCACGAATCAGAGCATGAAAATGGATAGCACCGTCTTTATGAAACTCTGGTACAATCACGTATGCAAAGTTAGGAGAATGCTTCTTCTGACGATTGAGCCAATACTTCATGATATTTGATGTAGATTCTATAGAATATCTATCAACCTTCTTAGGATTGAAAGTAAAAGTAACAAAGTAAGAGAAGTTATTAGATAAAGCATAATCGAAAATAGTAGTACGAGTACGACGAAGTGATTCTTCAATAGCTTTATCCGACGGCTGTTCCGAATTCCTATTAGGCTTGTGGCCCAATCTGGGACGTGGAATAACTAAAGGATTGTTAAAAATAGTGACTTTATACATATTGTTAGGGTATTCCTTTGTAATGTGTTCAATTACAGTTAAAGATTGATTCATAAAACATACCCCCAATATGTTATTTTTTACGTGTTGTTTACCTCTGTAAACGCTTGTTAAGTGTTGGGTTATCAAGTAGCCCTACGGGCGGGAACCTATAGACACCGCCCGGACGCGAAAAGCACAGCTTTTCACGCCGATCAGAGAGTCGCTTCTACCTGGAAAACACCCCCTTTCGCCTTTTAAGGGGAACAGCAATTTTCTTCACCGTGACAGTAGGTTGCGAGGCGAGATAGACGCCGTCAGCCTGAGAGCCAGTAAATACTACCTGATTGGTATCGTATGAATCACGCAACGCTTGCGACTGGAAGAAGAATCCCATTTTAAGAGGACGCGATCCGTCAACACGCTTGCCATTGTTATCAAACTCCAGCTTCTTAGCGATAAACGCCCAGTAAATCGTAAAAATAGGGCCAGCAGACAAGCCGAATGGAAGAGCGAAAGACTTGCATTTGAAGGCAATATCCGAACGACGACGCACGGCCTTTACTAATTGATCGTAATCCTGAGAGGTAACAAGGTGGATCCGCTTCTGTTTACGATTCTGGGCTGCTTGATGAATGACCCAAGGCGGAACGTTACGAGAATCCTGATTAGAGAAATAATTTTGATATTCATCAGTAATAACTATCACACCATATTTACCATTACGGACGCATTGATTGACAAGAGCATATTCTTCTAAAGAAGAATAATAAATATAACTAGAAACAGTATCGATCTCATTAGAGAGGATAGACTTTAATTTATCTAAAGATCCGTCGAATCTAAGAGCGGTACGATCTTTTAATATAATGTTAGAAACAACAATAGCTTTCGGATAGCGTTTTGCAATTTTCTTATAAAAATGAATTAGAGTTATAGTCTTGCCGTCACCTTGTTCACCGAAAAATGTCTGAATACCTGAGGGGCGAAAGTAATCTGGATCCTTAAGGTTGCGTCTATTTTCTCTAATAGCTTCTTTATCGAAAGACAAAGACTTAGAAACAAATGGTAAAATATTAGGCATTAGTGACCCCTCACTTTGTTATAGAACCAAAGAACAGGACGTATTGCTATAAAAACAGTAATACTAGTAACGGTCATAACGAGCATCGTAGTAAAGAATGTATCACCTATATACTGTCTAAGAACAACGATCGGGAAAGCAAAATAAGGAACAACATTATTGATAGCATTAAGAAAGACTAGCGGGGCGGCAGGAATAAGAACGAGAGATAGAATAAACTTAATGATAACGACTATAAACGATAAAATAAACATTACTATCATATACTAACCTTTTCTCCTTTCTTCCCAATCACCGTGATCACCAGTACGCTCGTCAAGCCAGCGTATAGACTGAGTTTCGGATTCATCTTCTTCATAATCCTCAACATAAATACCGAAGAACCGATTAGCTAGTCTGTAGCAAGTCCACAAAAAGCCAATGGCAATACCACCCTGAAGAAATATCTGCATAAAACTCCAAACTTGAAGTAATTGATATCGCCATTTACACATCTCAAGGTTAGCAGTAGATCCAAAAATAGTAAGCGAAACAGCACAAGTAGTATTGTTCGAGTTCATAGCCTGTACAGTAGTAAAGACACCCTTAACAAAAGTAAATGGAAGAGCCAAGAAGCCCAATCGATCAATAATAGTATTCAATAAATCATTCCATAAAGATTGAAGATCTTCAATTTTCGGAAAGATAATACCAAAAATAAAATCCGTAAAAAACCAAACAAAAGAATTACGTACAGCACAGGCAATCGAACCAAAAGACGGTATTTTTAATCCATTAAAATTATAATCATATACAGAACAGTCTTCATACTTAGGCTTCTGTTTTAATTCAGAACAAAATCCATCATTACAAACTAGGCCCAAAGTACTACCATTTTTCACAGAACCATCTGCTTTTATATAAGCAGTGCGTTGACCATACTTAAGATCCTGCTTCTCATCTGGTGGGGTATAAAAACAATAGTCACCCTCAGCAGGCGTTATAGTCTTATCTCTGTCGTAAGAATAAGCATAACAGACCTTAGTAGTATAACTAGCAGTAATAGAGTATTCATCCAACGAAGGTAGATCAATATCGAAAGATCCATCAGCTTTTATATACTGCAATCCATTCTGAACTACATCACCACCTTTACGCTTCTGGACAGTAAACTGTATATAATAGTCAGATTTATCTGGAATATAATACCCTTTCTGATTGTCAAAACTTGCCCAGGCGTCAGGAAACTTTATATTATCCTCTTTTTTAAGGTGCTTAAGTTTAAGTTTTAAATTCTTCAAATCATATTCAAAATGAGGATATAAAGTCTGTTGATAAGCGTCACGAATAGAGATATTTTTATCACCTATAGTAGCATTATCGACTTCATAAGGAAATGTATTTATTAGAGTAGAAATCTTACGATGAAAACCTGGATCATCAGAAGTTTTATTAAGAACTTGATCATCAGATAAAACAACTCTATCAGTAGAAAGACAAGATACTACAAACTCACCCCTATCACCATAATTTAAAGATAAAGCGTGAATACCATTAGAGACAGAATTATTAAACCACCAATGATAGCCAATTCCTGCTTGATATCTTAATAGTCGCTTATCAAGTTTCTTTTCAGACCAATAAAAACTTAAAGATTTAAAAGGAACTTTACCACCTTGAAGAGCAGAATTAAAAAATGAGTCAGTTTGGGTAATAAGCCAGCCTTCATTGTTAGTTACTGCTTTATCAAAACTTGCCTTTGCTTGATCTCTAGTGAAGCCAGAACCACAATTCCACACGAAATTGAAATGATCATCTTTCTTCTTATTAAAAAGATAGTTATACCACGTATAAGTCAAATCGTCAGACTTAAACTTACCATATCTAATATCAATATTTTTTACTTCATTAAAGGCAGGTAGATTATCTTTCTTCTCTAGAGCGGAAACCTTATAAAAAGGCGAAAGAACAGAATAACACAAGATTAAAAGAGAAGATAAAACATAAAATACTCTCTTATTTATTTTCATCTTCAAGCTTCTTTCTTAAATAGGTCTGATATTCTTTTTCTTCATCGATTGAAAAAACCACTATAACCAATAAAAAAATGGAAAATAAAGCGAATAACATCATCATTTTTTATTATTCCTATTCTTAAACAAGTCAGTATAGATAAAATAAATACAGAAGATAAGAGCGAGAACAGTGATTGAATTATAGATCAAAGAAACTATATCATTAGAATTCATTATTTATCACCTCCAGAATACGAAATTCGTCGAATTAAATACCAACAAATAAATGCAGAAAATAGAATTACGAAAAATTTTACAAGGAATTTATCTAAGATTGTTTGTAAGTCTGTAGACGACATATAAAGAATCCTTTATCTCGAATTAGTGACTGAATAAAGAGATTTAAAAATAATATCCAGAACTATCTTCACTCCAGCGCCAACAGCAACGATCGCCAAAAGAGAAGAGAAATTAGCAGATAGAGTCTGAGTTATTAATTGTACAATCTCTATAGTCTTCATAACTTGCTTTAATCCTTTCTTGTAGCTTTTAATTATTCAATATAACACTGAGTTACCAGCCCGCTACAATGGCAACTCTGGCTGCTTTTATCTTGACATTTAACTTACTTTTAAGCGCAAGCACCAAAAATATAAAGCCCTACAATTAAAGCAGAGCCTCCTTAGCAACTGATGACTCTATAAGAGCTAACTGTTCAGCAGAGAGAAAGACAGTCTGTTTGTACGTCTTCTCATTAGGCATAATCCAGTCAATATTCAATACGCTATATGGCTTGTTCTCTTTCGAGGTACGTGCTTCCACATACACGCGAGAGATATGAGATCTGATGTTATCTGAGTTTGTAATTGTCATTTTTTCTATACTCCTTCTTTACGACATTAAAAAAACTCTTC